TAGCCGTTATCCGTGTTGGAGCTGCAACCGAGACAGAGATGAAGGAAGCTAAGCTTCGTATGGAAGATGCTCTGAACGCTACAAGAGCGGCTGTTGAGGAAGGCATCATCGCAGGCGGCGGTTCTGCTTATGTACACGCAGCTGAGGAAGTAAAGGGCGTTGTTGACGGACTGGAAGGCGATGAGAAGACTGGCGCCAGAATCATCTTAAAGGCACTGGAAGCTCCTCTGTTCCACATCGTAGCCAACGCAGGACTGGAAGGCTCCGTTATTGTAAATAAGGTAAAAGAGTCCTCTGTAGGCAACGGCTTTGACGCTTACAAGGAAGAGTATGTGGATATGATTGAAGCAGGCATCCTGGATCCCGTAAAGGTTACAAGAAGCGCACTTCAGAACGCTACCAGCGTTGCTTCCACACTGCTGACAACCGAGACAGTTGTTGCCAACATCAAGGAGCCGGCTCCAGCAGGCCCGGCAGCACCTGATATGGGCGGAATGTATTAATCCGCAGGGTACGATATTTGATTGATGAAGTATAATAAGGATGGGACACAGCACAGGAATATGTGTGCTGCTGTCCCATCTTTTTTGCGCTCTGCCGTACGTGCCGGGTAGATCTTCCTTATACAAACATCCGGGCCACTGTTGCAAAGGCAAAGCACAGTACGATACCGCAGACCGTAGGCACAAGGAAGGACATGGCAGTCCATTTTAGGCTGCCCGATTCCTTGCGGATGGTAAGAAGGGTGGTGGTGCAGGGCCAGTGCATCAGAGAGAAGAGCATGGTGCTGACAGCGGTAATCCAGGTCCAGCCGTTATTCACCAGTAAATCCCTCAGCTGCGCCAGGCTGTCAAACTCCAAAAGGCTTCCCTGTGCCATATAGGCCATGATGATGATGGGAATTACGATTTCATTGGCAGGCAGCCCCAGGATAAATGCCATAAGAATCACGCCGTCCATTCCAAGAAGCCTTGCAAAGGGATCCAGAAAGCCGGAAAAGTGGGCCAACAGGGTGATGCCGTCCAGCTGCACATTTGCCATAATCCAGATTAAAAGGCCGGCAGGGGCGGCCACCGCAATGGCCCTTCCCAGAACGAACAGGGTCCGGTCAAAGACGGAACGGACAATCACCTTGCCAATCTGCGGACGCCGGTAAGGAGGCAGCTCCAGAGTGAAGGAGGAAGGGATTCCCTTTAACACGGTCATGGAAAGAACTTTGGAGACCGCGAAAGTCATGCATACGCCCAGGACAATGAACAGGGTCAGGAGCAGGGCTGACAGCATGGAGTCAAAGGCACCTCCGGATACGCCCACAAAAAACATGGAGATAATGGCGATTAGGGTGGGAAACCTTCCGTTGCAGGGCACAAAGTTGTTGGTTATCATGGCAATGAGCCGCTCCCTGGGAGAATCAATGATGCGGCAGCCCACGATGCCCGCTGCGTTGCATCCGAATCCCATACACATAGTATTTGAAAACTTGTAGATTAAATCATAGATGTTTTAGTTTGATATTGACATTATCATCATCAATTGTGATACGGTCTATAATCATAGTTAGGCAGGCTCTTTTTTCATCCAGACTTCCTGTATCAGCAAGAGACATCAATGTATCTCTCGCGGTTATCATTTCAGCAAGTGTTGTTATAGGCACATTTTTGGGTTTTGATACATTCAATAGCGCCTCTTTCTCTTTAGTAAGTGCATCCATCTTTTTCTGTATGGACTCAAGCGGAATACCACTAACTTGATATAGGTCTATCAGCTTTTCAATCTGCTTATCAATCTCGGTTAAACGAAGTGAATAGTCAGTGACTGGAACTGGGGCAGGATGGCTATTCTGTAATTTGGAAAAGTCTAAACGCGTTATGTAATCCAGTACCAGTTTATTTAGTTCTTCTATTTTCCATTTTTTATTTTTGCAATTTGGGTCAACAATATACTTTTTATCTCCCTTAGTACGGCTATAGCAGGAATAGTTACCATGCTCACCATGGAACCGTGCCCCACACTTACCACAATACACGAGGCTGGAAAGAAGAGTGTTCGCCTTAAATGGAGAACGCTTGAAGGTATCAGATGTCCTCCTGGAGCTGTTAAACAGGTCCTGCACCTGCCGAAATATTTCTTCGGATATGATTGGTTGATGATTGCCTTGATAGGCAACTCCTTTAAACTTCACCTTTCCAATATACAGTTCATTTTTAAGGACATTCCGTACTGAGACCTCATTGCTCCATCCCCCATATTTTTGATGCATATACTGCCAACAGTTATGGATTGAATACCCCTTTAAGAACCGATTATACAAATCTTTGACCTGCAAAGCCTCATAATCATTTATTATAAGTTCTCCGTCAATATAATCATAGCCGGTCGGTGTATTACCACCTCCGTGAAAATACCCATTCTTGGCCCTGCCGATGCGTCCCATTGTAAAACGTTCCGTAATCTGGTCTTTCTCCAGCTGGGCAAAGACAGACAGTATTCCAATCATGGCCCGGCCAAAGGGAGTGGAGGTGTCAAAATTCTCATTCACAGAAACGAAGTCTACATTCTTGGCCAGGAAACAATCCTCAATCAGCATGAGGGTATCCTTTTGGCTTCGGGACAAGCGGTCAAGCTTGTAGACAATAACAGAGTCTATCAATCCTTTGCCGATGTCCTGGAGCATCTGTTGCAGAGCAGGCCTATTAATGTTTCCGCCGGAATAACCTCCGTCAGTATATATCTTGACTATCTGAATATCTTTTGCTTTACAGTATGCTTTCAATCGGTCAGTCTGTTCTTCAATGCTGTAGTTTTCTAACTGATTGTCCGTGGATACGCGGACATAACATGCGCCTTTAATCATATTCATCTCTCCTTATTGACACCTCATACTTCTGCCACCTTTCCTAATACAAGTCCTACTAATTTTATATCTTCTCTAGCTGGTATGTCTCCGTATTCTTTATTATGAGAAATAAGCCTGTCGGTTCCCAGTTCTTTGATAAGGCATTCATTCCCCCTGGTAAAGATACCAATGCTCCCAGTCGGAATCTCGTCCGTAATTTCAACATAAACCTTATCCCCATCGTAGTATGTGGGTTCCATGGAGTTTCCATTTACTCCTAGGGCGAAATCTGCCCGGCGTGCGATTGGTGTGTCCAGAACTTCAATAATATCGGTCGGAATGTCATTGAACAGATATTCTCCTGTTCCCGCAGAAGCAAGTCGCTGGTAGTAAATAATGGAGTAGCGCGGCGGAGCAGCTTTTTCTATTTCTACTATTTGTGGTTTTTGTTGTTCTCTTTCAGCCAGTGCTTGCTTGTACAATTCCATTCTCTGGGTTTCCCAGTCGAGGACTGTATCAACGTGGGATTTACCGTTATTGTCAAGTTTGCGGTATTTTTTTATCATGTTAAATTCAGGAATAGTTACTTCGTCATCAGGTAATATCGGTTGAAGAAAATAAGAAACCGTTACTTGTAGTGCGCCACAAATATAGGAAAGCATGTCCAAGTCTGGTTTACTAACGCCTTTTTCCCAGTTACTAATAGTTGTATTTGTTGTGCCGATTAATCTGGCAAGTTCAGATTGTTTCAAACCGGCATCAGCGCGAGCTTGTTTCAATTTTTCACCAAACGTCATGAGTGCACCTCCTTATACGATGATACTACAATATTATTTAGAAAATGTAAATAGAAATTCCAAAAATATTGAAATTTATTTAAAAAACATATTGACAATACAAGTATATTGGATTATTATAATTACAGATTCCAAGAAAATTGGAAATGAGGTGATGAAATTGAAAGAATGCTTGGAAATCAAAAACTATTTAGAAGAAAAAGGAATTTCACAGGCTCATGTTGGAAAGAAAGCGGGAATCAATCTGACAAAATTAAATCTTGCCCTGAATGGAAATCGTAAGTTGACTTTAGAGGAATATGCAAAAATTTGCGGTGTGCTTGGCGTAAATACCGATTTCTTCCTGAAGCCAAGGTCGCCAGACAATGAAGAAAGAGAGGTGGGGTAGGAAGTGGCGGAATTAAGACTGGTTAAAAGAGAGGGGAAGCAAATCATCAATACGGATATTTCCGACGCATGAGAAAGGAGCGTGAGTATCAAAATGAGATTAGACGGGAGAAATGAAGTTTGGTTACATAGAGAGAACGGAATTACTCGTATGACAATCAACGGAGTGGACGTTTCGTCGGTAAAGGACTACCAAATCAAAAGTTCCGCCAATGGAGAGACGGAACTTACAATCACAATTTCGGCAATGTCAGTTATTACTGACTTTGAAACAAGTTTAACAGGAATCCAGCAACAGCACCAGTAAACCATGAGTTACTTACGCTTTGCAAGAAAAATATTGCAAGGATAACATTGGGCAGAATGGAAGGAGCGTGATAAAAAGATGATTGGCACTTTGTCACAACAAAGGAGGTGTTAACATTTTGAGTTTGGAGGGAAATATCGCCAGATACATAAGGAAGAAGGGAATCCAATTGACAGTGATGTCTAGGGAAACAGGTATTCCGTACATGGCCCTGTATAATACTTTTTTCAATGAAAAAAAGAATCGTAAAATTCGTGGGGATGAATTAATAGCTGTCAGTAACTTTCTTGAAATAAATCCAAAAGATTTCTACGACGAGAAAGAGGAGATGGAGTGTGGATGCTAGATAACAAAAAGCCAATAGAGGTGTTGTCTCTATCGGCTCTTGCCTAAATTTGTTTACCCTATGTACCTTGCAGGCTTTCGCCGCATCTGACAACACCAAATGCTTCTGTCAGATATTTCATCACTTTAGCAGTTTTAGTTCTGCATTATGCCTAATTGTTGATGAATTATGAGGAGTACACGGCATGGTGAGATATTTTAACGGAGATATCAACCAAGCGCTTTTTACGGGGTGCTTACCACGGGTAACGCCATGCCAGTAATCTACATTTAGCCAGTTTTACGTGCGTTGGCACCACGGTTGCGACCTCATACTAAGGGAACAGGCAAGTTCAAAAGTTTGGTTAACATGACCACACTCCCTTCATTGCCTAATGGCATGATGTAATTTTAACATTTTGGGTGTATTTTTACAAGATGTAAAAAATACTTGTTGATTTGGCAAAACAAAATTGAAACTATAATGTTTTTATAAGCTACAAAAACGAGGTGAAAGAAGATGATACCTAACTGGCTGTTGGGTACTGAAACCTTACACTTATATATTAGGAGGTAATAAAAATAAATCAATGGAATATAATCCCAATTTTTATTATTACAACACTTTTTAATCTGACTTCCTTTTTTTACGGAACGCTTGAGAAAAGTGCTGGAAAATTCGTCCTACTGCTGTGGAATATCCTACTGGGATTTGTTTTTGCTGTTTTTGCAGTAAATCTCCCAATATTTCGATAACCAAATCATATGTTGGACAAGTTGCTTCTTTATTTTTGGAATGTATTTTTAGTTCTTTATTTAAAGTTCTAAGTACAGGCCAGTGTTCCTTCGGAATATAAAGAAATAGTTTTTGGTAAGCACGTTCATAATCAATTTGGTTTCCACCTAATGAGTAGAGATGTGATGAAGCTTGCGTAATGAAATTTTCGTATGTTTCTTTGCATTGTTTGTAATAATCAGTGGATGTTTCATGTTGTAGTTCAAGTTGTTTAAGTTTGCGCTGATGAATATTGTTAAGAAGTAGCGAGATGGTTGGAGTGATGATAGAAATTGCCAAAGCAATCCAGGCAGCAGTAGCGCTCCAATCAGTATTGTTAGGTATGTTGGGCATTGGCTAGTCCTCCTTTAAAGTTAATAAAAAAATTATAGCATATTTTGGGAAAGCGAGGTGAGAAACTATGCAGGACATTAACTCTATCCAATTAACGGATGACACATTAAAAAATATCCTTATTATGGCTCCCATGCTGGATGAAGCTGGTCAAAATAAGGTGTTTGGCCTGATGTGTGGCTTAATTCCTAGTGTGACCAAGAGTGGTACTGACATTAAGGATAGAAAGACGAGTTAATCTCGGAATATTGGCAAGTGAATAGGAGGATGTGAGAGGGATGTGTATTTTTGTGAGAGGTTATCCAATAGTAACACCAGCCAGAAATAGTACCAAGCGTGCCAATAAGTGATAGAGCAAAAGTTAAATTTTCTTTTGTTAATTCCATAATAATATTTCCTTCACTAAATACTCGGCGCGGCAACGCCTGTAAGTAAAGTATAGGGCAGGGGGAGGAAAAAGATAAGGCGGACAACGCAAGAAGTACAACCGTAACAGCATACAATCAACCAGAGAGGGGTGGTGATATGGCAAATGTAATCATAACAACCTATGACGGGAAAGTCTATACGAACCCGGAGGACATTAAGGTAGAAAGAAACGAGAATACGGAAATGTTCTACAGGTTCTTGGAACAGTTCCGTGATGAAAGAATTCAAAAGCAGGAGGACACCGCCTAAAGGCGGCCCTGATGGACAAGCATGGAAAGGAGGGACAAGCCAATGAGAGCTAAAACATTTGCGGAGCACCGTATCCATCAGTATCTGGAAACGGTTTATCCAGGCTTGGATGGCCACATGGAAACAGTTAACGCACATGAGGCCATAGTGACGGACATTAATGGTGACAAAATCCGTGTAGTGTACGACAGAGGGGCGGTGTATGAAATTGAGATGTGATGACGAAAGGGACGAGCATCCCCTAATGACGGTAGCGAGATGGATTATCATAGCAACTTTTTGGATGTTCGGAATGGTGGTTGCAGCAACAGTGGTCATGGCGCTGGCCATGGGCGTGAGACTTTGATGGGAGGTGAAGCGAGATGACAAGAGAACGAAAGATCCGGATTATGATGGAGCTGTTGGACGAGCAGGCAGTGAGTATCCCTGCATACCTGGAAGAGGATTACCAGAGAGCGATTGACGCGGCGTTCCAGAAGATCGAGAAGCTGGAAAAAAGAGAGGGCGTATGCCCGGAGCGGAGGTGAGGATAATACAGAGTCAAGTTATTAAAGGTATCATCATACAGGCCATGGTCCAGTCTGGTGTTGTTATGATTGGAAACGCAGATAGGATTGAGGCGGGGGCTGAGGCAGCGAGTAATGAGATACTGGAAGAAATGAAAAAGGACCCCAGCGGCGGCAACCGCGGAGAGGTCCAATAACTAAAACACACACCCTTAGTATAAGGGATTTAAAAGGAGATTGCAAGATGAAAGTGATTAAACTGGTTTCGGTCAGTTTTGAAAATTTTAAAAAATTAAATCGGACTGTCGAGTTCGGTGATAAAAAAACGCAGATTTTTGCTATGAATCGGACAGGAAAGTCTAGCATGGCGGATGGAATATTCTGGGTTTTGTTTGGAAAGTCTAGCACAGGGAAGAGCGAGGGAAAAGAATTTCGTCCCAGGCCTTATGATTCCCAGGGCGTTGACATTGACCATGTGGATGTGGTGGCGGAGTTGGTGCTATTGGTAGACGGCGTTGAAGTTGTTCTTAGAAAGACTCAGCGGCAGAACTGGGTACGGAAGCGCGGAACAACAACAGAAGTTCATGAGGGAGATAAGAACATCTATTCATGGAACAATGTGGAAATATCCGAAACAGAGTTCAAGCGTCGTATTGCAGATATTGTATCAGAAAAGAACTTCATGTTGATTACGGACCCGACCGCATTCTTCCGGCTATCAAAACAGGAAAAGTTGGATTTAATTCTTTCCCTAATTGCCAATGTGACCGAGGAACAGATTCTGATGGAAGCTGGCGGATTCGATGAACTTCTGAAATTTGTTCGGGATGGAAAGAAACTGGAAGAGGTAAAGGCCACTTCCAAGCGCTCGATTTCGGATATGACCAAAGAGCGTGACCAGATTTCGGCATTTATCAACGAGAGAAGCAAGGATATTGTGGATATGGATGTTTCTGACATAGAGCTTCAGCGGAATGCAATCAATGAGAAGATTGCTGAGATTGACCAGAAAATCGAGGATTCCACAGCGGCAGTTACAGAGTATGATGAGAAGTCCAAAAACATCATTGAACTAAAAATGAAGCAGTCGGAGAATATCCGGATTGCTAATGAGGGATTGGTTAAGCAGAAACGGGAAATTCAGAAGCGGATTGATAAAGCGGAGAATGATTTCCAGGTAGCTATGCAGAAGCAGAAAATGGCGGAGCTGGAGATTGAGCGGTTGAATCGCATTGTTGAGAGTAACAAAACGCTTCGGGCTGAACTTGCAAAAAAGGTTGAGACTGAGGAAGCGAAAACTTTTCCGGAATATGTGGAACCAGAACCACTATCCTCTGATGCGCTGGTTTGCCCCACCTGCGGACAGGATTTACCAGAAGAATTAAAACAGAGGAAGATTGAATGCTTTGAAAAGGACAAAAAGCTACATTGGGAGAAATACGAGGTTGATAAGGGGAAATTTGAAGCAGACCAGAGCGAATTATTGGACAAAATCTGCCAGGAGGGAAAAGCTTGTGTTGAGAAAATCAACAAAGCAAAAGAAGATTTAGAGACTGCTAAAAATTTCTTGGAATCAGCAAAAGCAGACAAGATTACTGCAAATGCAGATAAGACAAAAGCAATGGAAGAACTGGCGGCACTTCCAGAACAGGTGGATTTATCAGATAACCAGGAATATGAAGCCCTGTGTATGGAAATCCAGGCAAAAGAGGAAGCCCTGCGGAACATGAATACCGGCGCTGATTACCGTACACAGTTGAAAGACGAAAAAACTGAATGGGAGACACAGCTTGCCGAGGTCAACCAGAAGTTTGCCGCTGTGGACAAGTCCGATGAAGCCAAAGACCGTGTGGCAGAACTGGAAAAGCAGTTTAAGGATAAGGTTCAGCTGATTGCCGACCAGGAGCGGATTTTGATGATGTGCGAAGAGTTTCAAACAGCCAAGGACAATTATTTGACCGAAGAGGTAAACAAGCACTTTGAAAATGTACGGTTCCAGTTATTCCGCCAGCAGAAGAATGGCGGCGTAGAGCGTGTATGTGGTGTTTATACAAAGGATGGTTCCCCTTATGGAGATAACACGACCAGCGGAGCAGAGAAGCTGATTATGGGGCTTGAAGTTATCAACGTTTTATCTGGCATTATCGGAGTCAGCGCCCCAGTAATTATAGATAACGCTGAAAAGGTATCAGAGGGCAATATGCCAGAGATTGATACCCAGATGATTATGCTGTCGGTTTCCAATGACGAGGATTTCAGAATTGAAAAGGAATGACATAGAAGATAAAGTGACGCCCTTAACACTTCTCTTTACACTATCAACGTTAATTTGGTCTGTTAGAAAAATTCTTATTGAAGAATATGGGTTTTCTGATATCAAAGCAAATACAGCTATATTGATTGCTGTCGATGCAGAAAAACAGATTAGCAAATTAGATGCAAGGGAGAAGTTATGAGAGATTTGGAGAGCGAATACCGGGTTATTGAAATGTTACATGCCATTAAGATTTTCATTGAGGCGGCCAAGAGGTTGACACCAGAAGATATTGATGCTTTAGAAAAAATTGCGGATTTTATGAAAAAGTCAAAGCCTCAAGAACCATGTGAAATGACCATTTCAGAAATTGAAAAGGCGTTGGGACATCCAATAAAGATTATAAAGGAGCATAGTAATGAAAAAATGTGAGGACTGTGACGAGTGCGTATATATTTGCGAGGGTGATTTCGCCTGTATGAAAGAGGAACCTAGAATAATATTGGTGGATTTTTCAACCCAGACAGATGATTACGGTTGGTGCAGAAGAAAACATAAGGATAATTAACTTATGAAGCTGAACGTTACGAATCACCCATACTATTGCAGTAAAAGCAACTACTACGTTGGCGGTTACGATAATTTTGGAAGAAGCGAATATGATAGCTGGTCAGATTTCAAGGAAGAATGGCTGGGAATCGGAGATGATTCATTAGGAATTGATTCCGACCTTAATTACTGTGTTAGATTCGATATTACGCAGAACGAAGACAGTGGTGCAAAAGATTTATGGTTATTCTTCTTATTACAACGTAAGGGAATTTTTAGTCCTGTACAGGTAAGAAACATCAAGGATTCAGATATGCCAGAGATTGAGAAATTCTTGAAAAGGCAGTGGAAGTATATAAAGAAAATGTGGAAGGAGTTTAGCAATGTTGATTAAAGTGCAGTTTTTGAAGGGAGACAAGCCATCTGGCAGGGCATATACATATCATTCCGATGTTCTGGTCAAGGTTGGCGACAAGGTGCAGATTAACAGTTCTGCAAAGGGGATTGTTACCGAGATTGATGTGCCAGAGGAAGAGGTTGCGGCGTTTGCCGATAAGGTAAAATCCATCGTTGGCGTGGAGGAGGATAAATCTGATGAGACAGAACCCGTGTAGATATTGTGCCTTATCTTATAATCGCAATGGAAGTCATTTTCCTTCATATGAGCAAAAATGTTATGAATGCGATTACAGAAAGAAGCACGAAAATTACTTAAAAAATCAAAGGATGTTTGAGCGAGGAGAAAAAATAGAAAGTTTCGATGAACTTGGTCGGCAGCTTTATGTATTTGTCGGGAGCGCAGACAAGGCTACGCATATTGAGGTGGTTAAAAGCTGGCAATTAAGAATCGTGCTCAATATTTTGAATGAGGGAAGATTTTATAAAGCAATAAGGAAGGAAAGTGAGGAAAGCAATCATGGCAACAGCATTAAAGCATGAACAGAGAAGTCACAGGAGTTATCAACAGAATCGAAAGGTTATGGGGAGCATGGAAGTCGCTTCGGCACAGTTGGCTAACAGCCATCATTACAATAAGATGGCACATAAGCAGGGCAACTGGCTGGAAACCTTCAAGCAGATGTTCCGCATATGGCAGAAAGGGGATAAATAGCTATGGCAGTAAAGCAGACAGAAAATAAGCAAGAGACAACGGTGGCACCAGCAGGGCAGCAGGCGGCAGCTTTAATTGTAAACAACTCATTCATTGATGGATTATCGGCACAGTTGAAACTGAAGCAGGAATACGGTCTGACGTTTCCGCCAGACTATAATCCTACCAATGCGCTGATGGGAGCATATCTTCAGCTCAAAGAAACCAATGATAAAAATGGAAAATGCGTTCTGGAAACTTGCTCGCAGGCCAGTATTGCCAACAGCCTGATGGAAATGGTTACCAAAGGGTTGAATATGCAGAAGAAGCAGTGTTACCCGATTGCTTATGGCGGAAAGTTACAGTGCCAGGTATCCTATCACGGATGGAAAGCGATGGCGCACAGGTATGGCGCAAAAACTATTGACGCAGAGGTTATCTATGAGGGAGACACCTTTAAATACTATATTAAGAATGGCCGGAAGGTGTTGGATGAGCATACGCAGGACTTTATGAATATAGACCTTGACAAAATCAAAGGAGCTTACTGTTTTATTACTCTGGCAAATGGCAGCCAGTATATCGAAGTCATGAATATCAACCAGATTAAGACCGCATGGAGAAAAGGGTACGGATACAAGGAAAACGCCGGTACTCATAAGGAATTTACCGACATGATGGCAAAGAAAACAGTAGTTTCCAGAGCCTGCCGCCAGATTGTACAGCAGTACGGAGATTCAGTCGTAGTTGAGAGTGTGGAGCATGATGACGATTTCTCCGATGTGGATGTGGTTGCCGAAGATGTCAAATATGATATTGAGCAGTATGCCAACGCCCAGGAGTTTCCGATAGAACCAGAACCGGAGCAGCCGCAGACAGCCATTGAACAGAAGGAACCGACGAAGACCATGGCAGATGTGACAGCAGGACAGAAGCAGAAGGAACCTGCTTCTGCGGTGGATAAAAGCTGGATGGAGGGATAGTACATGGAGTGTATGTCGGCATTAGCGGTAATCGCGAAAGGCATGGAAGATAACCTCTACAATTACACGGTTGATGGAAAATGCTCCAAGTGCGGAAATTGTTGTTCAGATATTCTCCCGCTGTCAGATGATGAAATCCGTAGGATTCACAAGTATGTTCGCCAGAACGGGATAAAGGAAAGCAAACACCTTATCCCGGTGGCGAAACCGGTATTGGATATGACCTGCCCATTCCGGGATAATGGGAAGAAAATCTGCACGATTTATGAAGTTAGGCCGGAAATCTGTCGTCAATTTATTTGTGACAGCGAGCAGAGAGCAAAAGAAAACCGAGAACGGCTAAAAAAGGGCAGGCGAGTGTTCTCAATGAGAGAGGTGTTCTTCGGTGTTGATTAAAAGCCAGAGCGGAAAACAAATAGTCAACTTTGACAAATACAATGGCATTTGCATTGGCTATCCGAATGAAAGTGACTTTAAGATTTATGCAGTATTGGAAGTAGATTCCGAGCACATTAGCCAAGTGGAGCTTGGGATATATTCTTCTGAAAATAAGGCACAAAAGGTTCTGGACTGGATTCTGGACAGTTACAGCATGAATTTGTTGTTGAACTTAATTCCCGAATCGAAGCCAAGAGATTTGTTTGACGAGTATGTGGCAGACCAGATGTTCGGAATCTTTGAGATGCCGAGTGACGAGGAGGTCGAGGTATGAGGGTAATATCGCAGAATGGTGCTATTGATGTTCCTTATGAAATGACGGCTTTTCACTTAGCTGGTGGAATGATTCGCATGAACATGGTCGGCGACACTGGAAAAGGGACGCTGATGGCGCAGTATGAAACGCCTGAAAAGGCAGAAAAAGCCATGGAGATGCTTCATAAGGCATACACCGGAATTATGCCAAGTTTGGTAATTGACAGGAATGCCAAACTCGATGAAGAAAGCATGAAAGCACTGATAAACTCTATCGAGGGAGTATTTGTTAAGCCTGCTAATGCTGGAGACATTGATGTACATATGCTTCCACGGATATTCCAGTTTCCAACAGATGATGAAATTGAGGTGGAGGAATGAAGAAAGCGAGAGATTTGCAGAAGTGTTTAGGAGCACATGATATCCAAATTACACATTTAGGTTTTGATGGTGGATGTGGGGTTTTTACAAAAGGAACACTTAAAAGCGCAACTGTAATCTGGAGTTATGCCGGTGGCTGGGAACATGTAAGTATCTGCCCCAAGAATAGAACGCCAGATTGGAATGAAATGTGTTTACTGAAAGATGTGTTCTGGAATGAGGACGAAACAGTTATCCAGTATCATCCCGCGAAGACGAACTATGTAAACAATATGAAAAACTGCCTGCACCTCTGGAAGCCGATTGAGCAGTTTTCTGGAAAGTTGCCAATTCCACCAGATATTATGGTTGGTGTGAAAGCAGTGGGTACAATGGGATGAAACTAAAAGTTATTGGAAGCGGAAGTAAGGGAAATTCCTATGCGCTGATTTCTGAGAATGAAATTCTTCTTCTGGAAGCTGGTTGCCGATTGATAGATGTAAAAAAGGCTATTAACTTCCAGATTGGCAAGGTGGTTGGATGCTTAGCGACCCACGCACACAAGGACCATATCGGTTACGTAAAAGACTTTCTTTCCTCCGGAATAAAAATATACACTAATGACGAGACAAAAGAAGTCGTTGATTGCGCATACGGCGAGTGGCTGTACGGGGTTCCAGAAAAGGAAATGTTTAAGGTAGGAGGGTTCAAGGTAACGCCGTTTTATGTGCCGCACAATGATATTCCAAATTATGGATATCTGGTTGAACATGAGGGAATGGGAAAACTGCTGTTTGCTACAGATTTTGAATATCTTCCGTGGACATTCAAACAGCAACAATTGAACCACATGTTGATTGAATGTAACCACATGGACGATGTGGAGAACACGGGTCCGAACTACGAACACGTTATGCGTGGACACAGCAGTTTATCAACGGTACTTGATGTTGTTCGTAAAAACCAAACACCGTGTTTGCGTAACGTCATATTATGCCATTTAAGCCATTTTAATGCAGACCCCAAGCAAATGTTGGCTGAGGTCGGAAAAGTGGCTGGAAACTGCGTTAATGTGTTCTGTGCGGAGACTGGATTGGAAGCGGAGTTAAGGAAAGAGCTATTTTAGGGAGGAAACAAGAAATGCTGAAAAAAGCAAACATTCAGTGGAGCGGTAAAACGCTGCGGAACCAGATTGAGAAAGGACAGGTTTCTTTTGACTGTGCAGTTCAGAGAAATCCGGTTTGGGATATGTCCAGAAAATCCTTGCTGATTCACTCAATGATAGAGGGATATCCGATTCCACCATTCTACTTTGCACGGAAAGATAATGGTAAGTATGACGCTTTAGATGGTCAGCAGAGGTCACTTTCTATTAAGGGATATCTGGATGGAGAGTTTCCTTTATCAGATGATACTCCGCAAGTAATAGATGAAAATGGTTTTCCTGTAACCGTTTCAGGGTTGAAGTTTTCAGAACTTCCAGAGTGGGCGCAGGACAATATTAAGGATTATTCACTGACAATCTATTACTTTGAGGGCATTACTGAGGAAGAGATTGCAGAACTGTTCTTCCGTATTAATAACGGAAAGCCTCTTACCAGTGTAGAACTGACAAGAGTTAAAGCGAAAAGCATTCTGAAATTCCGGGAAATTGCCAAGCATGAAATGATTGCAGGGGCAATTACTGAAGCAGGGAAGCGCCGCTACAATGACGAAAATGTTGCTATGCAAGCATGGGCATTATGCTTTTCGGATTGCCGGGACTTCACGACAAAAGGCTTTCGTCCTCTTATCGAATCAGCGGCGGTTACAGATGAGCAGGTACAGGAAATTGGACAGGCCCTTGATTATGTTAAGGAAGTCAGCGACCTTTTAAATCCTGAAGAAAAGATAGATAAGCGTGTATTGAAGAAAATTAAGACTAGAAGCCATCTGGTGTCCTGTACATATGTTGCACTGAAAGCATTACGGGCTGGAAAGTCGGTAGATGAACTGAAAGATATTCTGTATAAGTTCTTCGATTCCAGCCAAACCAGTGTGAGCGAGATTTATAACAAGTCTGTTGGTAGCGGTTCTGCGAAGCCGGATAAGGTGCAGAGTAGAGTACAAGTGCTAGATTCGTTGATTGGAGGATGAAAATAAGTGAAGAAAAGAGCGAGAGTAATCGTTACATACAACTGCCCCAGACATTGCGAGAATTGCTGTAATGAGCATATCGGGAATGTGCCAGAGGTTGTATTTACAGATTTACTGAAATACGAGGAGCTGGTAATCACCGGAGGAGAGCCGATGTTACTTGCGCCGAGAGTTTTGGAAATGATTCATCGCCTCCGGGCGAACGGATATGAGGGTAAGATTTGGCTTTATACATCCTGTGTTAAAACAGCAAGATGGGCAGATAGAGCAGTTTTAAAGGAAGTAGACGGAATAACCTATACCTTGCACCATAAGCCGTCACAAACAGATTTAAGGGACGCAAGAAAGCTTAGCAAGTACATTCTGGATAATTTTGATAACAGAAAAAATAGGCGCTCTGACAGACTGTTAATTGACAGCCGCTGCTATACGAATGAGGTTCTGACCATTATCGGACTTGATACGGAAGATTCATGGGGGCATTGGACAAGCGTAAAATATCTGAAATGGAAAGATGATGAGTGTCCGCTACCGGAGGGCGAGGAACTGGTTTTCTATGATTTGGAAAAGGAGTAGAAAGGCAAACAGGAGGAAAACGAATGGACTTTTACAGATGCCCATATGTGGACGTGGTACCATTCCGGAATGGAAATGAATATGATGAGTGTTATCGGTGTGAAGCGACTGGAAAGACTTGTGATGCTTGTCAATGTAAACTAACGCCAGAGCAGGCAGAAAGTTTGTTTGCAGAAAAAGGAGCAGAGTATGGTAAACAGTGTAGTCTATGAAAAGGTTACATACAAACAGATTGATGATATGAAGCATGCCATTGGTTTTGATAATCGAAAGGTACGTGGAACAAAGCACCGGAGATATGAGCCATATCGAAACTATTTTGACGCAGGCCCCAGAGGTTCAGAGGACTGGGAGCAGCTTGTTTCTATTGGGTTAGCAACAAAAAGTGGCGAGCATTGGTATCACGTTTCTGATGATGGGCGTTTGTTCTTAAAGCGTGTGACTGGTGTGGAGATTTTACCGGAAAGTGATTAATACATGGGCGCAATCCCATTTAAAACTATGATGTGATTTTAATAGGCCTATTAAATAAATGTAACCCGTAAACATATTGCCTATGGAGGAAAATATCATGGCAAAAGTAAATCTGGATGAACTGGTAGGCGGTGGCCTGCAGGAAGTATTTGCAAAAGCGATGGAGGAAGTTGTTGAGAATATGCAGAATCCCAACACTCCATACAAAAACAAACGAGAAATCGCAATCAAACTTAAATTTGAGCAGAATGAGGACAGGAATGACGCGGCGGTGGATATTTCCGTTACAACAAAGCTGGCTCCGGTAAAACCGATGGTCACAAGAATGGCAATCGGAAAAGATTTAAGAACCGGAAAAGTGTATGCGCAGGAGTATGGAAATACCATGCGTGGACAGATGGAATTTAAGCCAAGCGCCCAGAATCCGGCGGAACTTGTAGTGGATGGAAAAACTGTAGACCCGGAAACAGGAGAAATTAAAGAGTCTCCGGTAAAGGTTTTGGATATGAGAACAGCTAAACAGGCATAAGGAGGATATGAAAAATGGATATGACAAGAGACGCTTTACAGTATGTTGTTGGTTTAAAAACCGCAGAAGTTCTGGATATCAATGGTGGAAAGTATGTCGATAAGGACGTACATAGAGTGGACAAGGAACTTCGTGCTTCTGCCATTCAGATGAATACTCTTACCAGCCTGGTAGATTATCTGAAAGCTGGTGTTGATTCTATGGCAGACAAAATGTTGGTTCAGGTGGTTTCTCCTATGAAAGTAAGAGTACTCTCGATGCTGGATGCAGACCGGAAACGCGAGGAATTGGTGGATGTAGAGGCCATGATTCCGGATTTTGAGTATGGGCGCTACATGGGAAACGAGCGTTTCATCATAGCTCTGCAGTCGAAATTCATTGCCAACGATGACCGCGCTTTGCTGCTTCAGTTCGCTGGGACTGTCAAGGATGAATCTATCGCCCAGTACGGAGATGATGGCGTGACCCAGAAAGCTACCATTAAAACAGGAATTACAAGTGTAGGAGATGCCGTTGTGCCTAATCCGGTTAAATTACGGCCATTCCGGACATTCATTGAGGTAGAACAACCGGAAAGTGCATTTGTATTCCGCATGAGACAGGCAGAAGGACATGGTGTTGAGTGTGCTATCTTTGAGGCCGATGGTGGTGCGTGGAAGAATGCGGCCATGAAGTCAATTAAGGAGTATTTGCAGTATGAACTGGCAGAACTGCCGCAGTTCACCGTAATTTCCTAAGTTTGATATTGCCGGCTGTCTTTCGGGGCAGCCGGAGAAAGAGAGACAAAACATGAACAGAGTCATTTTAATGGGTCGACTGACCAGAGACCCGGAAGTGAGATATTCCCAGGGAGAACGCTCCATGGCGATTGCCAGGTACACCCTTGCAGTGGACAGAAGGGGCCGCAGGAACCAGGACAGTTCCGCAGAGCAGCAGACAGCCGATTTTATCAACTGTGTTGCATTTGACCGCGCGGCCGAGTTT